TAATATATTATTATAATATCTAATTTTAAGGAGGTTAGAATGAGTAACAATTATAATGACAGATTTTTAGAAGACAGATATGAAAATTATCTTGAACAAGGTATGTCGGAAGCTGAAGCTGCTAAGGAAGCAAAGCTAGACTTATTTATGGATGATGATGATTCATGGAGAGAATACGATATTGATGACAATTTTGAGGAGGAGGTTTAAGTTTTTAAATATACATACGGCACATACATTAAAATAGATATTTATGCAACTGGACCAAAAGATTTTTTTGATAAATTAAGCAAACATCATGAAGTGTCTTGGTTAGTCAATGGAGATTCAAAACAACTCAGAGAAAGATTTAAAGATATGTTTAATCTTAAATCTAATGTTGATGATATAGATATCTTTTTTAAAGAATTAGTTGATATAGGGCAAGTAACAATATGGCAGTAAAAAAAGAAAATTTAAAAAAAGGCTCTGGTTTTTTCAAACAACAACATGAAAAAAATGCAGAGGAAATGAAAAAGAAAAGAAAAAATGCAACAAAAAACCAAAGAGCAACTTATGCTAAAAGGAGGAAGAAGTAATGTTTATGCATCAAAATATACGGGAGGATTCTAGCAAAAAAAGAAAAGAGAGAGTTGCTAGGGCAAAAAAAACTAGAGATGCTTATTATGCAAATAAAAAGTCTAGTAAGGAGGTAACAAATGGCACTAAAAAAAGTTGATGAGGGAACAAGGACAGTATCTATCGATAAAGTTATTGGTAAATCAAAAAACGGAATCGAAGTAAATGGTGTAGCTTATTGGTATTCCAAAAAGTCTGGTCAATCAGTCGCTTATGAGCCTGGTGATGTAGTTGAGTTGTCATATACACATCTTGTGGATAGTGAAACAAATGACAATGTTTTTATGATACAAGACCTTGACAATACACCAGAAGACAAAGACAAAATGATTGACAAAGCCATAGGTGAACATGTATCAGAGTTTGATGCAAAAGTTCCTAATGGCTTACCAAGCTTTAGCAATAACAATCAACCTTTAGATAAAGATGAAAAAATCACAAATATGAACATCTTAAATAGAGCAGTAGATTATTGTATTGCGACAGGCAATTTGTCAGATAGTGATATTTTAGAAAGATGTAATCGATTTAAAAAGATGCTTTCTGAATTTTAACATGTTATTCTACAAGTAGAGGAGTGTTTCTTCATGTCTCTAACCTCCCGTTAAACATGCACTCCTCTCTTGACTAATATAAATAATATTTGATATAATTTAAATGGAGGTTGGAATGGATAAACCAAATTATTATGCAATTATAACAGCAGAAGTTAGATATGATAAAAGATTAACATCTTTTGCAAAGTTAATATTTGCAGAAATTACAGCATTAACTAATAAGGAAGGTTATTGTTGGGCAAACAATTTCTTTTTTGCAAAAAACTTTGAAACAACAGAACGAACTGTCCAGAGGGCTTTGTCTACATTAGAAGATTGTGGATATATAAGAAAAGAGTTGTTAAATAATAATACTGAAAGAAAACTGTATATATGTGCGACAAAACAGTCAGAAGGGGTAGACAAGATTGTCAGTGTAACGAATGACAAAAAAGTCATACATAATAATACAAGAAAGAATAATAAAAAAGAATATATATATGATAGAGATATTATAGATTTTGAAAAGTTTTGGAAAGCTTTAATGGGTAGAAAATTACAAAAACCTTCTGCTTTAAAAGCTTATACTCAAATAGATACCGACTTGTCGGCAGAAGAATTAGCTGAGAAATTTAATCAACTGTTACATACAAGAGAAGAAAAGTTTGTACCTTATCCTCAAAAATGGCTAAAGAACGAAGGATGGAATGATGAAATAAAAGAAGAATCTTCTGGCAAAGCATGGGTGTCGGATTCGGGAGTTTATAGAGATGCTGATGGTTACATTATATCAAAAGAAGAATATGAACAAATTTACAAATAAGTTGAAAAGATTTTTAAAAAATCTTATACTATGGAGGAATCATGACTACAAACGAAGTACAAGATACTCTACTTTCAGATAAAGAATTAGAGATAAAAATAATTAGAGATGCTTTACACATGCATAAGCTTTGGTTTAAAGATGGTAGAATTATGCCTAGATACCTCAATAAATTAGAGGCATTGCTAAGAAAGTATGATGAAAAAGAAACGACCATTTTAGCAAAACACAATTTATCTGGGAGTATTTATGACACAAATAGCAACGACTAATAACGAACTACAAGAAAACAATTTTACAAAACTAGCTCCAATGCTAGAAAGACTTAATAATATAAATTTAGCAATACTGAAAGGTAGGCTAGAAAGAGGTATGTATTTGTCTAAAATTAAAGTAGACAAAATATATCAAGGTTATGATGGATGGGTACATACATGGGCAGAGTTTTTAGATAGTATTGGTATAGCAAGAGAAACAGCAAGACAAGACATGGAAATATATTCTGAATTTGCTAGTTATATTCAAGCAAATCCAAAATTAGCTGAAAATTTAACTTATGAAAGATTAGTTAGATTATTACCAGTTGTAAAATCGAATCCAGATATAAAACCATCAGTTTTAGACATGGCAAGTACAGCAAGTAGGTTTGACTTTGAAAACAATGTAAAAGAATTGAAAGGACAAACTCCAGATGATAAATGTATAAATCCTAGTGATTGCACAAGTCCAAAAATCATTTTGGAAAAGTGTCAAATATGTGGGGTGACTTATCGCAGGAAAGACTTGGAATAGAGGATTTGAAATGAACAATAAGTTTATAGAAGAACATTCATTAGACTATGTAGATTTTATAAGAGGCAAACAGTGTTGTGTATCTGGCAATCATGTAGCAGACCCACATCATCTACATGCTATAGGTATGGGTGCAAATAGACAAAAGCCAAATGCTAGGCACTTCACTTGTGTGCCTTTAAGTAGAGATATGCATACAGAGTTACATCAAATAGGAATTAATAAATTTCAAGATAAATACAAAATAGATTTGTGGCAAGAAGCATACTACTACTTTATAAACTTTTTAGTGCAGAGAGGTATACTAGATGACCAAAATTATCAAGACAAAAACGACTGAAATACAACCTTATGCAGGTAATCCAAGAAAAAATCAACCTATAGAAAAAGTTGCAAAAAGTATAAAAAAGTTTGGTTTTAACTCACCAATTATTGTAGATAAAAACAATGTAATTATTGCAGGACATACAAGATGGAAGGCAGCTAAACATTTAGATTTAAAAGAAGTGCCTGTTATAAAAGTAGATTTACCAGAAAAACTAGCTAACGAATACAGAATAGTAGACAACAAGCTCTCTGAGGAAGCTACATGGGATAAGTTTTTATTAGAAATGGCAGTAGAAGAACTGCCGTTGGAAGAATGGGATTTTGAATTCGATGACAATACTGATGTTATAGATGCTATAAAAGAAGATGTTATTGAAGTAGGGCATGAAGCAACCGACCAACAAAAAAAATTAATTTTTCTATATGCTAATCCAAGTAAATATAGAAAACATTTTGATAAAATACAAAACATTAAATATGAATATGGATTTGACACAGATGACCAAATTGTTGAATTTTTATTGGAGAAAATAAAATGACATCTACAGAACAAAAGTTTTATGCATTATTGTTAAGCATTGAAGATAAACTCAACAAGCTTATAGAAAAAGACAAACCAAAGACAACGAGGAAAAAAACAAGTGGTAATACTCGTAAATCCAATGTGGTCCGTAGAACATCTAAATAAGGATTCTAATTATGTCCACATCAAAAAAGTTATTGAAAATTATACTGAACTATATCCTGATACTTATTTTATCATTCCTTTTCCTGTCAAACATTTTAAGTATTTTGAAGATGGTTTTTTTGACAATCCAAAAGTAGAAAGAGTTCCTTACAAAATACCTTTAGCTAAAAAAATAAACAACATAACATTTGATGGTGAGTGGTATAAAGATGTTATTGAAAAATACAACATTGCAATTATATATAATCAAATACCAGAAGTAACAGGTCAACTTAAATGTATTGACACTCATTTTCAAAGCAACATAAGTGTGATAAATCAACATCATTATATTTATCATGATTCGTTACCATATAGTTTAGATGGTCAAATGCAATATGTTTATTGGCAAATACTTGGTGATGTTTTAGCAGATGAAAACATATTTAATTCTAAATACACTATGTGGATGGTTAAAGACAATGTTAGCAAATATATGCCTGACTTTAAAGATAAACTCAAAGGAACAGTAGTTCCATTTGGACTGTATAATTCACGAGATGTAGTTAAAAATAAAAAGTTTGATAAATTTACATTTGTTTATAATCACAGATTACAAGCTTATAAAAACTGGGAAACTACCTTTGAAATATTCGATAGCTTATATCGAGATTATGACTTTGAAGTTGCAGTATGTCCTGTTGGTACAAGCAATTTAGTTGCAGTTAACAAAAAACCTTATACAAAGATATATGAATGTAAAACACAAAAACAATACTATGATGTTTTAAGCAAATGTCATGCTAATACTTTAAACTCGCAATACGAAACTTTTTGTATATCTATATTCGAAAGTATGATGCAAGGATTAGCTACAATTGTTCCAGAAGCAACGACAATGCCAGAGCTTCTAGGCTCTGGTAATGAACAACTGTTTCGAAATAAAGAAGAACAAATAAACTTAATTAAAAGAATGTTGCAAAATCCTGAACTTGCAATAGCATGGGGAAAGCATAACAATGAAAGAGCTAGAACATTTTCTGTGCAAAATTATTGCAAAAGACTTCGTGCAATTTTTACACAACAATTAACTAAAAAAAACATGTTTGAAACTTTAAAGGATAAAAACAAAGAAAAACTCATGAAATTTTTAGATAAGTTCGACACAATTAAAGCATCTGAGCTTAAAAAAATACGAAGACACATAAATTTATCGAATCAATCTGTGCCAAATCATAGACTTGTAAATATAATGTATCATGCAGGTTACGACCAAATAATTAAAAAAGATGAGCCTATATTTGTAAAACAACTTGACAAATAATTATTAACACACAAAATAATCATATGGCACATAGAATTTCTAATCAAAAACTAGAAGAACTTATAGTGCAACACAAAGGTTTTGTCACAAGAATTTGTAAGTCTGCTGGTATTTCAAGACAGGCATTTTATAGCAGATTAGAAAATCATCCTAAGTTAAAAAGAAAACTTGATGAAAGCAGAGATGAAATTATAGATTTTGCAGAATCAAAACTTATAGAATTGATAAATGAAAAACACTATCCAAGTATAAGGTTTTATTTAGAAACACAAGGTAAAGATAAAGGTTATACTATAAAAACAGAAGTCGATAATAAGCATACAATACAAAACATATTAGAAGTTCCTGAAATGAGTGCCTATGAGCCAACAATTGATGAAATCAAAGAACACTAATGTTATCTGGAAACCAACACCAAAACAATTAGAATTTCTTAAATCTGGTGCAATATTTGAAGTTGCATATCTAGGTGGTGCAGGTAGTGGTAAATCATCTGTATTGTTAATAGATGCTTGTAGACAAATGAACGAACCAGATGCAAAAGCTGTTGTTTTTCGTAGAACAACTAGAGAGCTTAGACAGCTCATAGATTATTCACAACAAATATATGCGAAACTTGGTGCAAAATGGAATCAACAACAATCTTTCTGGCAATTTCCAGGTGGTGGTAAAATTTTTTTTTCACACATGGAAACAGTCAATGACAAATATCAACATGATGGTCAAGAGTATAGTGCTGGTGTTTTTTTTGATGAAATAACTTCTTTTGAAGAAGAGCAATACTTATACTTACATTCAAGATGTCGTTCTACTAATCCAAAACTTGTGCCAAGAGTAAGATGCACAGGTACACCAGTTGGTAAATATGTTGATTGGGTAAGAAATAGGTTTGTTGAAATTGGTGCATATAAAATACATTCCGATAAAGAAACTGGTTTGAAGAGATTGTTTATACCAGCTAATTTAGATGACAACCCACACTTGCAACAAAATGACCCACAATACGAAGCTAGGTTAAAAATGCAAGGCGATAAAATCTATCAAGCTTTAAGATATGGTGATTGGACAAAAATCGAAGGTACATGTTTTCCAGAATTATCAGTAAACAATCATTTAATACCTACATACATACCAAATGAAAACGATTTAATTATAAGAGGTTTTGACTATGGATTTTCTGCTCCTTTTGCAACTGTATGGTTAGCTTATACATCAGAAAAAGAACTTATTTGTTTTAAAGAATATGTTGGAACACTCGATGGAACTAATAAAGGTTTACAATTACCTGCAAATGAATTAGCAAAAACCATTTTAGATTTTGAAAAGGCGAATAACATACAAGCTTATCATTGTCCATCTGATGTATCTATGTGGAACAAACATAATCAAGGTGAATCAATAGCCGAAATTTTCGAATCAGAAGGCTTGATAATGCATAGAGCCAATAACGACAGAATATATGGAACACAACAATTGCATATGCGATTAGCAAATTTAAAACATACAGGTAAGCCTACCTTGTATATAACGGAAGATTGTCCATATACCTTTAAAACACTAGGTCAAATACAAGTAGATAAAAAGAAAATTGAAACTTACGATACTAACGGATTTGACCATTGTGTAGATGCACTTAGGTATGCAGTTTGTGAAATGCCAATAGAAGGTGATGCTGCTATGTCGCCTGTTGATGTTTTTGGCGAAAGAATATCTTCAAATATGCCTTTTTAACCTTTACAATCAGGTACAATTAAAATAAACTATTGTGTAATGGCTTTACTTGACAAGATTACAAAACTATTTCAACCAGAAGAACGACCTAAAGTAAGACTAGGAGAACTTGCTAGTTCAGAATCAAAACTAGCTTATAAAACAGGGATTATACCATACAACCCAGATACATTGGTATCAAGAAAGGGTATGCAAATATATGACCAGATGAGAATTGATGATATGGT